TCTTAGGATCATATGTACCTGTTGACATTACTTAGTCCCCATGCGATATTTTCCGCCTTTGGCTTTATAAGTTCTTACAAGCCATGCATTTGCGTAAGCTGAAGGATAGACTGCAAACTTTCTCTTGGTCTGTGCCTTTACTCTCGCATAAAGTTTTTTGTTAGTAGGAATTGGTTTTTTCTTAGCTGTCTTTCTCTTAGCGCTTCTTTTTCTTGCTGCCACGTTTCTTTCTCTTTGCAAACGTACTCACATACGTTGGCTTGCCTCCAGGGTTACCGGCGGCTCTTTTACGACGAATAGCAGACTTACGTTGAGCGGGAGTCATGCGGGCTGCTTTTGCAGCAGGAACACATTTAGGATACTTCTTTTTTCCTGATTTAGTTCTTCCGCACTTTTCAAAACCTCCTCCCTTTTTGGGACGAGAGATGTCTACCCACTTTTCTTCAAACCACTTAGTAAGTCCTCCCGAGGATTTTGCCATTTTAGTCTCCGCTTCGCAGAACCTTACCGGCACGAGTGCCTGTCAGCTCACCATCCAGCAGACTAACTTCACCATTAACGATGGTCGCCTTGAAGCCTTTGGCCTTTTGAATAAAGCGAGGTGCGCCACCTGGGAAGTCATTGACTAGTTCCGGTTGGAGTTCGGCAACTTCATCGAAGTCAAAGACGTTGATATCAGCACGCATGCCTTCCTGGACCAAGCCTCGATCATCAAGACCTACAACACGGGCAGGTTCAGAAGTCATCTTCTTAATTACTTTGCCCACACTATAGAAACCAGTTTCACGACACCAGTGAGACAACATGAAAGAAGACCAGCCTGCGTCCATGATCTGTGAAACGTGAGCGCCTGCATCACCCAGACCTGGGATTAGATGGTCGCTCTTGAACAGATCTGCTTGTTCCTTGTAGCTTGCGGAGAACATACGAAAGTTAAAGAGTCCACGACCATTGCTTTCGCGAGAAAGTCGTAAGAATGTTTCTGCCCAGTGCTCACCAGCTTCTTGAGCCATCTCTTTTAGAGAAACTTCATTTGTATATGCCGGAGTCTCTTCTGTACCTAGATAGTATACACGACCGATAGGCAGCTGAGAAGCTTCAGGTAACCGAGCCTCTTCAATGAGCTTGGCCACGGTTTCGAAGTCATTGATTGCTTCAACGCGCTCGTCCAGAGTCAGCTTCATCAAACCATTCCAGGTTTTACCGAATACAGGCATACGAGATTGTAGACCAAACATGAGACCAGAGCCTCGAACGTGTGAGATACCCGTGATATCACGACCTTCTGCGAGCTTGTCAAGTGCTGCTGCAGAACGCTCTCCAGCACCTTCATCTGTGCCAGTACCGTAGCTAAATAGAACTCGACTCTTGTCAGCAATCGCATCGAGAATGCCAAAGTCTGCACCGACTGCTTGCATCAAGGCACCCTTGGGACCAACTGTGCCTGCAATCGATTCTAGCTCTTCTTTCTTTGCGAATGTACCTGGAATGGAACGTCCATCAGGTGCGCGGTGGGGTTCAAAACGGTTTGTAGAGAAGCCGAAAGCACCTGCATCAATCGCGTTTGCCACGATCTCTGTCATTTGCTGTACTTCTTCTTCTGTAGCATCTTCTGCGAAAGCACGATCACCCATCACGTAGTAACGAATCGCAGCGTGTCCAATCAGACCTGCTACGTTTACAGCGGTGCCCATACGCTCAATAGAGTCTAGGTAGCCACCGTAGTGCTCCCAGTCCCATTTCAGTCCGCCCAAAATAGCTTCCTTGGGAATGTCTTCGACGGTTTCCATCATGCCTGCGAGCAGTTCACGATCTTCAGGTTTGCATGGTGCAAAGGTCATACCACAGTTACCGATCAGTGCCGTAGTAACCCCGTGCCAGCTAACAGGTGTCATGTCAGGATCCCA